AACTTTTAAAAGATACGTAAAGCATGAGTCCAAGTTGCCAATGACTAATATGGAGTTATGTGATAAGATAGGTAGCTCTCGAACTCATCTAACAAATATGATTCAAATAATTAAAAATAGACTCCATGGAGAATAAAAATATTTCAGAGGCTCTTACTTATGTAACTGACGAGCCTGACGTAAAAACTTTAAGGTATGCCTACGAGCAGACCATTACAGAACTAGAATCATATTTTGATCTATGCCGTACTAGCTACGATGACCGCAGAAATTGGTGGCCAGGCAAGAGCCGTGATCACCGAAAGCACGGATCCGATGCCTTTCCTTGGGAAGGTGCAAGCGACAGTGAGTGCCACCTTATAGACGAGAGGATTACAAAACTTACCTCCCTCTTTATATCTGCTCTTAAACGTGCTAACGTCAGAGCGTTTCCAGTAGAAAGCGGTGACATAGCAAGAAGTAAAGTAGTTTCTGGTTTTCTCAAATGGATGATTCGTTCTGGGTACATTCCACGCTTTTATCGTGAAATGGAGCTAGGTGCTAACTATTTACTAGAGCGTGGACTTCTAGTAACTTATGTAGGTTGGCATATGGAGGATCGATCCTTTGAGCAAGAAATAGAGCTGCAACAAATTGCAGAAATGTCCCCAGAAATTTTTCAAGCAATACAAAGTAAAGAAAATGACGAAGAACTAGTCTTGTTGCTACAACAAACTTTTGACGGCGTTACGGAGAAACGCGCAAAGAAAGCACTCAAAGATCTAAGAAAAAATGGAATGGCTAAACTGCCGGTCGTACGTCGTCAAATTAATTGCCCAGAAGTAAAGACACTAGCACCTGATGGTGACTTTTTGTTTCCTCCCTATGTCACGGATCCACAACGCGCGCCTTACTGCTTTTGGAAAACTTACTACACTCCACAAGAACTAGAACTTAAGGTGGCTACTGACGGTTGGGATGAGGACTTCGTAGAAACAATGATCGAAAGATACCGAGGCGTTAACATTGACAGCCTTGAGCGTTACGAAGAAGGCCGTCGTAGCATGAGCCTTACAGATACTGCTTATGAAGCTGATGAACTAATTGAAATAGTCTATGGTTACCAAAGACTTATTAACGAAGAAGACGGATCCGAAGGAATTTATTGTACAGTATTTCATAAGAACTTTGATGGGGACGAAAGTACTGGGACTCCAGGATACGCAAAGTTCGAGCTACTTAATGGGTACGAAGATTATCCAGTAGTAGTGACACGCTTGTCCGAGGACACAAAGCGTCTCTATGATGTATCCACAGTTCCTAGTATTCTTCGTGGTATACAGAACCAAGTAAAAGTAGAACGTGATTCACGGATTGACCGCAACAGTCTAGCTACGCTACCTCCTATTTTGCACCCAGTAGGTCAAGCTCCTAATGACTGGGGACCAGGCAGAATGATTCCTTATCGACGTAAAGGTGATCTTGATTTTGCACCTACACCTGCATTTAACCAAGGTTCTCTCGAGATGGAGCAAACATTAATAAATCAAGCTGACAGAATGGTCGGACTTGATCCTCAGGATCCAATGTCTCAGGCAAGACAACAATTCATGGTTGACAAGTTCTTAGGTCACGTAGCAGAAGTTATCCGTATGTCTTATAAGTGCTTTCAACGCTTTGGACCAGATCAAGTATTCTTTCAAGTTACTGGAATCCCCGATCCACAGATGATAGACAAAGGTGATCCTAATGAAAACTTTGATATTATGATAAATTTCGATGTGCTTGACACTGACCCAGAAACAGTAGAAAAGAAAATACAAGGCTTTGTTGCTTTACAACAACTTAATGTAAATAACCGAATGAATGTAGATGGACTTCTTGATATTGCAGCAGCAAGCATTGATCCAGTTATGGCTGACTCCGTTCTACAACCTGCCGAGAATGCCCAACAAGAAATAGTTAAGGATGTTACCGATGATCTCACAAAGATATTTTCAGGTATTGAAATGCCCGCCCGTCCTGCTGGCGCACAGATTGCTATGCAAGTTCTTCAACAGTACGCTCAACAGCCCGACATTCAACAACGTCTTGAACAGGATGAAGCATTTCGTGGACGCATGGAGAAATATCAAGGTCAGTACACCTTCCAGATGCAACAAGCACAGAACGCGCAGATTGGTAGAGTTGGTACAGCCCCTGCGCAAATGGGCGAAGTCAATACTCAGAATATGTAGTATTGTATTAATGCTTTGTTGTTCAACAACTTATACAATGGCAGACAATAAAACACCTAAAGAATTAGCAAATCGTCGAGTTAAAGAACAACGTGCTAATAACTATTTTAATATGTTCAAGCTCAACGAAGGTAATAAGCCAAAGGTTTATAAGGACAGCAAAGGTAACCGTACTATAGGTATTGGTTTTAACTTAGAAGATGCTGGTAACAAAAAGTTTTTACAAGAACAAGGCATTGATATAAATGAATTGTTCAAGGGTCGAAAACTAACTGACAAAGAAACAAAAGTTCTTTATAATCATAGCCTTAGACAAGCATTTGCTGACGCGCAAAAGTTCGACCCAGATTTAGCAAAGCGTCCAGAGGCAGCTAGAATGGCTATAGTTGATATGGCTTTTAATCTAGGTTTAACAAAGTTAAATAAGTTTGTAGAAATGAAAAAAGGTCTAATGAATAACGACTACCAAAAAGCCGCTGACGAAATGGTTGACAGCAACTGGTACAAACAAGTAAAGTCCCGTGGACCAAGAATGGTTGATGTAATGCGTTCAGCTGCAAGATAATATGAATATACAGGACGATATAAAGACACTTTATAACTACGAAGCCTTTGCCAGGTTTATGAAGATGGTGCATCAACTAAGAGAAGAATCCATCGAGGAACTGCACGAAGCAACCAGCGACAACATACAACAAATCTCAGGGCGAATAATTACTTATGATCAACTACTTCAGTTAGTTAACTGGGAAGAGTTGCGTATTCGTCATCGTGAAAATTCTTAGGGGAACAAGACTGTTCACCTGTGTTACAGTAAATTATCGCAATCTCTCGGCGTAAATGAGTGGAAATTATGACAGATGAAATCACAACTGCTGACTCTGGGGCAGATACAAAACCAGTGGACAATACTAATATATCCGTTACGGATTTTGCAAATCGCCGATTGGGCGAGATGACTTCTCAGGAAAATACTGAGGAAGAATCAGAGCCAATTGCCGAAGAGCCAACTGAGGAAACAACCGAAGAAACAACAGAAGAAGTTTCAGAAAATACTGAGACTAACGAAGAAGTTTCCCAGGAAGGGACTGAAGTTGAATCAACATCCGAGGATGTTCTTTCACAGATTGATTTGGACAATGTGTCCGAAGAGGAACTAAAGGAACTAGCTGATAAGCTAGGCAGTAAAGCTGTTGCACGTTTTGGGGAACTTACCGCAAGACGTAAATCAGCAGAAGAAAAACTGGCTAGATTGCAAGCACAAATGCAACAGCAAAGTCCCCTTGAATCCAATAAGAAGGTACAAAATAACCCATTTGATAATCTTACTACTATTGAGGACTTACAAAATAAGTCCCAAGAAATAGAAAGTATAGTAGATTGGGCTGAGGATCTTCTTTTTGAAAATGCCGATCATGCAGCTGATGATGTAATCACAGAAGTAGAAGGTCAAGAAATGACCAAGGCTCAGGTTCGTAAGTCCCTCTTACAGGCACGTAAAGCAAAGAAGACCTTTCTTCCGGATCAACTTTCTAAATTACAAGCCCAATTTGCGGCACAGAATATGGAAGTTGCTTTTAAGGAAAGAGCTAAACAAGAGCTATCTTGGTTAGATGGTGAAGACAATGACGTACGTAAACAATACGAAGCTACTGTGAATGATGCTCGTTTTCAACAAATGAAAGAGATCATATCAAAGGAAGCTCCGGATGTAGCTGGTCAATTGGATTACTGGTTTGCTCACGCAGCCAATAGTATCTATGGTCGTAAACCTATAGTCGAAGGAAAGCCAAGCATGAAACTTACACCACCCAAGGGTGCAACAACAAGTAGTGCAAATGCTGACAAGTCCCAATCAAGAACTGCAAAGAGCCTCAAGGAAATGCAAAGTCGATTCAAGGAATCAGGTAACGCCCGTGATTTCGCCGAACTTAGAAAACTACAAATGGCCTCGCGCCGATAACTCATTAACAATTAAATAAAATGGCATTCTCAAATACATTCGATACTACAAATACAGGATCGGGCGTTTCTAATCGTGAGGACTTGACCGATGTCTTGACCATTCTTGCGCCAGAAGAAACTCCAATCCTTTCGTCTGCTAATAAAGAACGCGCTTCCGCAACTAATGTTGAGTGGACTGTTGACAGCCTTTCTGCACCTGTAACTACAGGTATTTCAGAAGGTGCTGACGTTGCAGCATTCACTGACAAGTTCGCTGGCCGCGCTCGTCTTGGCAACCGCATCCAAAAATTCCGCCGTGACTACATGGTTTCCGATCTGCAAGAAGCAGTCGATTCCGTTGGTCCCGCTAAAATTGCTCAAGCAGAAGCTAAAGCTATTCGCGAACTAAAACGCGATATCGAGGCTACACTTGCTGGAACTCAGGACTCAAGCACAGAAAACGGTGCAGGTACACCTAACGGCCTTCGTGGTCTTGGTGACTGGCTCGATTCTGCTGGTCCTGCTGATGTCCCTGCGGCATTCCGCACACCTGCTGACAGCATC